CGGGCGTCGAATCCTGGCGCGATGTCGTCATGCCAGGCATCTATGAGTACCGTACAACGGCTCAAAAGACAGGGGAATACCTTGGGCAGGGTAAGACCGAGTACGGCCCAGAAATCGACTATAAAGGCCTTAAAACGCCCGATTCCTGCACCGTAACGGTGTACCGCTGGAACAGCAAGGCAAAGCAACGCGCCGAGTACATCACCACCGTCTGGTTCTCCGAGGTCGTGGCAGAATCCTGGAAGCGCGGCGAGAAGGGGGTCAAGGAGCCTAACGCTAGGTGGAAGAAGGCGCCCAGGCAGATGCTGACCAAATGCACTGAGGCCGCGGCCCTGCGCATGGCGTTCCCCGACGAGCTCGGGGGCGAGATGACGGTCGAAGAGATGGGCAGTACGCCGCACCAGGATCACGGCATTAAGGATGTCGAGCAGCTGGCTGACGACTCAGAATCACCGAGAAACAAGCAAACGAAGGCGCTATTGGTGGCGCTTAACAATAAATCAGAAGAGGGAGAGAAAAGTGAGAATAATTAGAAGGAAAGAGGTTACGAAAAAAACAGGCTTGGGCCCTAGTTCCATATACGACAAAATGCAAAAAGGAAAATTCCCAGAGCCAGTTTCGTTGGGGCTTCGGGCGGTTGGCTGGCTTGAAAGCGACATTGACGATTGGATAAATAATTTGCAAAAACAAGGCTGGAAGAAGACCGCCGGCGTAGGGGTAAAAAAATGAGCAGTAGAGGCGTAAACAAAGTAATCCTAGTAGGTAACCTGGGGCAAGATCCGGAATCAAAACACATGCCGTCTGGCGATGCTGTTTGTAATTTCAGTCTGGCCACCAGCGAATCCTGGAAAGACAAGGCGACTGGCGAAAAGGTTGAGCAAACAGAATGGCACAGAATTGTCATGTTCCGGCGCCTGGCAGAAATCGCCGGGGAATACCTGCGTAAAGGATCTCAGGTCTACCTGGAGGGCAAGCTCAAGACTCGCAAGTGGCAGGACAAGAGCGGCAACGACCGCTACACGACCGAGATCGAGGCGTTCCAGATGCAGATGTTAGGCAGTAAGGGTGACCAGGGGAACAGCAACCCGGCAGAGTCTCCCGCGCGCGAGGGCGCAGCGGAGAAGGATTTCGAGGATGATATCCCCTTTTAATTAAGAAGAAGATAGAAGAAGAAAACGCGAGTGATATAGCCCCCTTGACCACTGCGCTTAGTTAGTAAATTATGTGCAGTGGTCTTTTTTTATTCAATAAGCATAGGGAAATAGTAGGGAAATAACATGGAAGAAGAAAAGTACAGCAGCGCAGACCGCGAAGAGGCCCTATCGGCCCTTCTGTGTAAGGTTGATTTTTTAGAAAAGCAATCGGCCAGGTATAAAGAGGCTCTTGAGACTATTTCAATTGACGGCACAGAGCCGCTATCACAAATAATTGCAAAATGTGCGCTGAAAGAGCAGGAAGGATCGACACTCTTCTGCACGATTTGCCTCGGCCCGTTTGATATTGAAAGCGAGGGAGGGATTGCTGGCGAGATTGGCATACTCCCGATTGCTTTTTGCCCAACCTGCAAAGCGGGTGTTGCCGACTTTGGCGCGCAGATGGGGGAATATGCCGGCTACGAGGAGCGGCTCGAAGAGATGATATATGTCCTCGAACGAGAAAACGAAAGGCTCCGCGGAAGCGTACTCGATAATGAGCCGCCACCAGAATATAAACTCTCCAGTTAACAGGGAAGGTAATGCTATGGAAGACGATATCGATAAATCCATTTTTGAATTGATGGAAGAAATAAAAGATAAAGCCGATGCAATTTTGGAGGAAAATAAAAAAGCACCTCTGAACTCGTTGCGCTCCTGGATTCCTAAGCCAGCACCAGAAAACATTGAGCCATGAAGGCCTTCGCCCTCGGCAATATAATGTTGATCTTATGCCTGGCCTGGGTGTGGGGGACACACACACACGAACCTGATTATGGTGTGTGTAAGCGCGTTAAATCGCTACCTGAATTTATGGGAGACCCCCGTAAGACCATTGAAAGATATCGGCTATGAAGAACACCGACCCTAATGTGATGCTAAGACATGCGAAGAAAATATCTGGCCTTAGCGGTAATGATTTCTCTCGGGAACTCCAGTTCGAACTCAAGCGACAGGGCATGAACGTCAGCACTCACGCTATCCTGGCGTGGCTGAAGCCTGACGAATCGAAGTCCTCCAGGAAGACCTCCAGGCTAGTCGCCAGGGTGGCCGAAAGCAGGTGGCATGAATAACAACTGCATCCTGGTTGAGTTCACGCCGGCCGAAATTATGGAAGCAGCGAACGCCGGCGTCATGCGTCAGGTCGAAAATATAAAAGGCGGCGCCCAGGCGGCATACGGTTCTGGAAATAAAATGGATTGGCAACTCGCCATCGAGGGCACCCTGGGCGAGCGCGCAGTCGCTAAAGCCCTCAACTGGTACTGCCCGGGCAAGGGCATAAAGTGTGACGCCGACCTGGTTGACCCTGACGGCAAGCCCGTAGACGTTCGGGCGTCCATGCACGATGGGGCCTCACTAGTTATCCACGATCGGGATCCGAACGACCGCAAATTTATTCTGGTGACTGGCCGATATGGCAAGTACCTGGTGCGAGGATGGGTTTGGCCGGCTCAGGCAAAACTACAGAAATATTGGAAGGACCCAACCGGCAATGGTAGGTCGGCCTACTTCGTGCCGCAACGCGATCTTGAGCCAATAAGGAGCCTAAAAGAATGAAACCAGGAATGAGTAAGTTCGCAATCTGCTATATAGCCGAGGACCCCAACGGCATCACCCGACTGGCAGCGGTTCGCGACACCAAAGCCAAGGCCAAGCGATACCTGGGCAGCAAGGCCCTCCGGCGAAATTGGGGCCGCAACATGGCCGAAAAATTCGAGGTTAAGCCCCTGGAGGAATACCGGGAAATTGCGGAGATCCTGGTCCCGAGTCAAAATATAATGAGCGGCAAGGCAATAAAAATATCTCGCGATTCGCTGGGAACCTGCTGCGATCCTGCCACCGAAACTTACTGGAGCATGTAGATTAGTTGGTGTAATCGAGCTCCAGAATCAACTCCAGAGTGTGGATCGCTTTCAAAATATCCTCGCGCCCGTTCTTCTGGGGCGCTCTGAGGACGCGATATATAACCTCACCTTCGAGGTGAGGGACGTTCCACGCCCTCAGTATTTTTGCTGGCTGCGGATCTAGGCTAAGGTAATGATCTCCACCTTCCTGTTTATCGAGTGCGCTCATTTAAGCTCTCCGCAAGTTGATTAATTTCATCTTTCATTTCACCAACCATGGCCAGAAGGGCAAACGCCATTAAGGTCAGACACATAAGAATAATAGCCTTGTGAAGCTCGCTAGGCTCCGGCGGCTCCCAACTCACTAGCCGTATGCCTTTAGCAAATACGGGAGGCTGACTTCCATATGATCATAATTACCAGAACGAACTTCATGCAACATGTGTACGCCTCGCCAATAATGCCCTCCCTGTACGCCGTGATAATCTTCATCGTGCATGCAGAACGTCCCAGCCTGTAGCCCTCGGATGGTCTGCCCGTTATTTAGATACTCCTGAGAACTATCTTTATCTTGTATATGACCCATCACGAAGCTGAACTTTAGCTTGTTCAGTTTGTAGTGAGCATTACCTCCCAGGGCGCGGCCACTCCGGGGGGCCACGAAGTAGTGGCAATAATGAATGCCGCAAATTTTAATCGGTTTAAGAAACGGAACAACCTCCCAGCGTGAAAGGTGAAAATGATCTTGGGTAACAGAGTGGCGGAACCTTGCACCTATCGAAGTTTCCGTCGCTCGGTTAATGCGCTCCTCGTGGTTACCAAGTGTGAACACTAACCTTGGCTGATATTTTTTCTTCCGCCGCTTGTTATACTCATCGATCGGGGCCATCAGTAAAGCCATAGCCTCGTTGCCTGCATCGATGTCTGCTTGATACGATCTCTGGTCGAATCCAGCTTTATTTTCATCATACGAACAGAGACTTTTCATGTCCCAGTGGTCTCCGAGATGCACAATAACATCAGGTTTTTTAGCTACGATAAAATTTCCCAACGCGGTAAAATGCCTGGTGAGCACCCCCGGCTGAACCTGTGTATCGGGTATTACTAAATGTTTAAGCATCATCCTTGATACCTTCTGGTTTTTTCACTCTGATAGATCGCTTGCGAGATCCGTTCTACAAAATCTTCTTTATCCGACAATTCGTCATGCCCTGTAATATCCAAAATGGCATGCAGACATTCATGCCAAAACGCCTGAAAGCACAAATCTTTAGGATGTTTTTCATCGGGTGTCTGTACGCGAATGGTGTTTGTTTCTGGGTTCCAATCTCCCCACAGATCGCTGTCTTTCAAAAGCGAAGGGCAATGCTTTATTGCAATGTCCTGCCCTGAGATCTGGATAGATGTAGGAAGTTTCCGCATTTCAAGAGCGCCCTGGCTTGGAATAAATAGAACGGGTGGATGCCCGGGACACGCCATTCGTGGCATAAAAGGCGTTTGATAAAGCCAACTTAGGGCCCCTTAGAAGGGGTCGCGAACTTGATCGAACCAATATCCTGGACGACGGTGAACCAACTAGCAATATTATCCTGCTAAGACAGTGCAGCCGCCTCTCTTTGGTGTTCCCGTATAAATGCGACAACACATTATCCGCGATCCTTGACGAGATCCAGGACGAGTTATTAACGGTATCTCGGAAAATCTTAGGGCAGGTGGGGTTGCGTCTCGGACTCAGCCTATAAGTGCATAAAGGCCTCCTCCATCTATATGTTGGCAAACTCCCCAGCGCGAAACGCCGCAGAAGTGACAGCTTCTTAGTCACGCTCGGCTACCACGCTATCGCAGTCATCTGGCGTAGGCACATCAAACGTCCTGACGAGGATCACATACATAAACACCACAATAGCAATGGCTAAAAAAGCATCCAAACTCCTAGAGTTATTCATGCCCCTCGACAACATATGTTCTATCGGCCATCACTAAGTTAAGCTGCACTTTAAGAGTTATCAAATCACACTCACTCTCGGACAGCAATTGTTCGAGCATAGCTATTTCCGCTCTTCCAGCTTCGACTTCCTGCTCCAGTTGTTTGATCTTTTTCTCGATGATCATCAACATTTCGCTACCTCCTGTTCAGGGTTAGAGAACCCCAACGTCGCAGTGCGTTTCCACCCAACATTTCGCTCCGCATGGCAGCGGATTTTCTGGGCGATAGACAATGCGCGCAACCTCTTCACCTTCGTGCATGATGATGGCCGTGTCTGACTTTCTATTTTGCTTGTAGTCCTTTACGGTCACGACTGGCAGACCAGTGCCGCCTTTGTTGGCTTTTATGTTGTGCTGGTTAATATGTATCCTGGTGATCATAGAGCGTGACGCGATAGTGTCCTCTCGACCCACGGCGGGAACTCAGTGTCGGCCTGCTCCGACCAAAACACCATCTCCACCCCCTGATCGGAAATAAACCCGACCATCTGATTAAATATATCTGAGTCCAAAAAGTCCGGATTGGCGTCATTAGTGCCAAACTTGTAGCCGCGATGCCATATATACATCCGCGGGGTTTTCCCACAGTAGGTTTCGGTCAGGCCAATCTTGGTACGAACCTCTGTTTTCCATTCAGGAATTTTGTCGAAGTCGTGTGCGCCATAGCGCCAGTACGCGGTCTGATACAGGGTGGTTTGCCAGGAAGCGAGTTGTTGGTAGTCTAGCTGGGTTTGCATTGCGGCCAACGCAGCATACTGATCGGATGGATTCTTTGCAGAAATTCTGAGCCACTCGCCTGATGGGATGCTCCAAAACCCGCGATCAAGACCACTCTGGCCCATCCAAATGTGATAGGACATCTCTTCGCGAAGGCGTACCGCATCTTCCGGATGGGTTTGATAATCCCAGAGGTGTAGATTCAAGTCCGGCCTGGCGGCGTTTCCTTCACAATCAAATTCATAGGTCCTGTCGTTGGGGAGTGATGCAACAAAAGATTGAACATGGTCACCATCAATCACTCCGTAATCGACATTAACGGTATCACCAGGCCAGAGCTCGCGCATCTTTACTGATCTGTGAGGCTTCAGTTTTTTTAATTCAAAGTTTGGAGCGCCGTTATATATGCGTACTTTCATTTTATTCACCTAACTATAGTTAAGGGTGCGCCGTTGTTGCTTGCATGGCCTATCATCGCTATTTGGGCATAGTTCATACCGGATCCCCCATCATTTGAGATAATCAGATTTATTGAGTTTCCAAACGCCCAATCTCCCTGGTTCACAATTTCCTGAATAATGGCAGTCACATCCCATGCCTGCGCACCTGTAAGGTCCAGCGCGGCATTGTTGAGTTCTAGTACGGCTGTTGTGAAATCGCTTGTCATGCTGCTCGGCTTATTCGACGCATCATCAGGTAACGCGGCATCAGCTACTTTCTGCGCATTTATTTTGACAGCCTTCGCGGTGCCGACATCAGATACAATATATGGAGCAAATATTGCACTGGCAATAACCTCTGACTGAGCAATTGGAACATAGCTATAATGAAAGCTCGAATAAATATTCCCAAATAAAAAGCCGGGAGCAGTAAGATGGTTGCTCGAATAGCCAGTGGTATTCCAATTTCCTCCATTGTCTTCCCATCCGAGGTCCGCAGCAGCAGTGATAGTTATCTCGTCCGCAGGAGTAACGGCCGTGTTAATCAATGGTTTGCCAGTGCCGTTTATTAAGTTGTCGATTAGTATCATTTCCGTTGCCTTTATTTAGTTCTGCCGCTGAGTTTTTCAAACGTCCTGAGAGCACCTAGCCCCAGCAAGCCGAATACAAGTTCATTCAAACTGTCTACCGGGAGCTCCGGACCTGGCTCACCAGTCGCCCACTGCAAAATTGGATTAATCAGGAATGGGAAAGCAAGCCCGATGGCCGCTACCCATCCAACCATTGGGCGCCACCCAGCAATAAACACTGATCGGTGTTGCGCCTCTATCTTATTGATCTCTGCCTGGGCCTCGTGAGGCCGCTGGGCGAGCTCTGCCATGAACTCAGCGTGTGTGAGCTTTCGGTCTTTACTTCCGAATACCCCTTCCGCAATGTTACCTATTGCCTCAAGAGGAGCAACAACAGGTCCGCCCATAATTTTGCTTAATAGGCTCATTAGATCCGCTGATCGGACATCTTCTTAATGAATCGACCGGCAGACTCACCTACATACCCACAAGCGGCTGCCATCGCAAAGTTCAATTGCCCCAGTGAGTGCAATGCAATCACCATGACTACAGTGCCAATGACCGATATTGCGACTCGATATCTATCTTCCGACAAGTATCCTCGCATCGTAATTGGGGCACTCGTTTCATTTATTTGAACGACCTTTTCTAAAACCTTTAAGCTCCACCCGGCCGTGGCCGCGAACACAATTACACACCAAT